CGTGCATGTACGTCTCGACACACGATACTGCCACATTCTCTGGACTTTCAGTCCTAGATTTCAGATTAGCCAAAAGAGGTTTTAACATCGAGTCTTTACTCAATTTACCAATTCTCACACCTATTTCAGGTATATATTGGGATTTCCTTTTCAGGAAATCAGCCTCATCTATGTCTAAATCATCGGCAACATTTTCAGTTTTATTAGGATCAGTAATTTTCATTCCGTGTTTCGCCAAAAATTCTTTGAATACACGAAAATTAAATCTTGTCCTGTAAGAACTGTGAACGCTACCTTTGAAATCGTCACCGTATGTTAGTGCTGCCACTGCTGATCGAAAATCTCTAACTTCAGGGCACGCACAAAAGAAACCCATTCTCACATACAAAGAATTAGCAACACTGTTTATGTTAACAGTGATGTTATTCCCCGAAGTGTTCATGTTATATGCTGAAATCAGCGTTCCGTTCCAGTCCATCACAGGATGAATAATGTCAGCAATCATCATATTCATGATATGCAAATCTTCGTGTGAATAATCACACAATTCAGCAATATCTATGAATGACATCAAAACTGCATATGTCATCTGCGAGTTCATACGAACGTCATACTTTGAATAATCCCAAGCAATAACTCTATTGTCAGCAGCAAATTTTTCTGCATGAGACATAAGAGCATCCCATTGTTGGGAAAAAGCATTCACACCAACTGCCGATTCAGATAATTCAGGGCATAATGAAAGAACTCGTGCAATAGGCAAATAATATTTGCGTATGCACATGCTCAATGCAATAGATACAGCCTGAAAAACTCTGACCTTTTCAGAATCAAGTTTAGTAGGTTCATCTTTAAGAGTAGCAGTAATAATGGGATAACCACGTTCGCCGCGTTTCCAACACTCTATTAACCTGTCTCTTTCAGCAATTATATCCTCATCCGGTATACGATCAATCAAATCTTCACCATTGTACACTTGAGTGAATTTTCGCTCTTTCTTGCCAAAAAGAGGAAAACCCAAACTAGTGTTCATAGGCATAGCGTCAATGAATC